TACTTTCAACTATCGTTAATTTTGGGGCTCAGTACTATTCTCAAATGAGAATAACCCATTTAGACGCACAAGGCAAAGAAGTTAAAAACAGTCCTTATGTAAAGTTATTGAATACTCCTAACTACTTTCAAAGCAAAGAAGATTTTTTCTACCAACAAAAGGTATTCTTAGATGTATCGGGTAATGACTTGATTTATCAAATTAAAGCGTTTACAAATGATGTTCCAAAATCTATTTACAATCTTATTCCAAGCGAAATAGACTACAACAAGGCTCACAAAATCAATAAGTTTATTGTAACCGATAAGGATAAAAAAGCCTTTGAAGAAAAACATATTATCTACAAGTTAGATGATACTGATTACAATATTAAGTTAAAAGATATTATTCCAACTTACGATTTAGCTAATGGACTAGTTCAAAACTCGTTTATTCAGTCGCCAAGTAGAGTTAAAGCGGTAGCAAAAATACTTAATAACATTTACGAAAATGTAAATAGTAAAGGTGTTAATTTGCAGATGTCAGCTAAGTATGTTGGTTTGAACCAAAATGATGGTAACAGAGCGCAAATACAGGATGGCGACCGTTCAAGTATTGAACGTGCAATATCAAATAAAAACTTATTACTTACTAATGCAGGTATTGACTTCAAGCACTTAGTAAGCGATATGAAACGTCTTTATCTCGATGAGCAATATTCAAGCGATTTTAATAAAGTGCTTTTAGCTTTCGGGATGAACAAAAACGTTTTAAATCCATTTGAAAAAGATAGCACTTTTGAAAACCAAAATCAAGGTGTTGTTAGTTACATTCAAAACACAACCCAACAAACCGCCGATAATACAATGAACTCACTTAGTCAAGCGTGGGGATTATTTGAAAAAGGCGAAATGTTAAAAGCTAGTTACGACCATTTACCAGTTATGCAATCGGTAATTAACGAAAAGATTAAAACATTAACCGAGTTTCAAAATATGGTAAAAATTGCTAAAGAAAACGGAACGATTAATGATGCAGATGCAATAGCTAAAACAAAAGAATTAATGCTTAAACTTAATTTGTAATGGGAACGAAATTAAATCAAAAAGAAATAGAAGATCAATTAAAAAAAGAAGCTATTGAAAAAGCTAAAAAAGAATTGCAAAAAAGGGAGTTGAATAAAGATAAAGAAGTATTAAAATGATTTACAAATCGCATTATTTACCAGATAAAGAATTTTCTACTAAAGAAGAGTTATTCAAATCTTTAAAAGAAAACCTAAACGTTATTGAAGACCAAAAGAAAGCAAAGATTTACGAGTCTTATAAAAAAGGTCAATCAATGACAATGAAAACTATTGATGTTTCTAAATTAGATATTGAACAACAAAAAGCGTTAAAATTAGACGATGCTTATTACTATGTAGCTTTTAATTCAACAAGAATTTTAGACAGTCACGAAGACGTGCATATTGACGGACTTTGGAAAAAGACAATCCAAGAGAAACAATTTAAAAATTACGTTGTTACGGATCACGAATTAGAGGTTTTAAATACAGTTGTACGCAAAGAATATGTTGAAATTTTCACAGCTAAAGTTCCATTTAGTATTTTAAACAAATCATATAGCGGAAATACAGAAGTGTTAATTTATAAGTTCCCTAAAGACAAAGTTCAAATACCAATAGTTAAAGAATGGTTAGATAGTGGCGATGCCTTAGAAGGCTCGGTAAGAATGCGATATATTAATTTCGTGTTTTGTGCGGATTCAAACAATCCTGAAGACGAAGAGTTTAAAAAGAATTACGACAAATATATCGATTACATAGCGAATAAAGAAGATTTTGAATATATACCTTATTTCTTTGCTATTATCGAAGCATCAAACGAAAGAGAAAGTAGTTTTGTTATAGCTGGAAGTAACCACGTAACAGGGCAAATACAAAACAATAAACAAGCCGAGAAATCACTTGAACCAAACGAGCCGACAGAAGTCACTCAAAAAGCCGAGCAAGAGGCTCAAAAGGAACAGTTAAAACAATTATTAAACAAATTTAAGTAATGGAAGAAATCATTAAACAATTGGGAGAAAAAATCGACCAAATGAAAACAGAAAGTGTTTCTAAAACTGAACTTATCGAAATAATGTCGAAAGTACAAGACTTAGAAACTAAAGGTAATGATGTAGCTAATTTAAAAGCAAACATCGAAGAAGTAGCTTTGAAGGTATTAGAGTTAGAAACTAAAGGCGTTGCAAACAATGCGCCTGAAAGTTTAAAAACTTTGCTTTCTGAAAAAGCAGACGAACTTAAAGCAATGAAAGAGAAATCTGGCGCAAGCGTTCAGATTACTTTAAAAGCTGCTGGAACAATGGCTTTATCTACAAATGTAACAGGACAAGTTCCACAAGCCGAAAGAGAAGCGGGAATCACTAGAATTGTAAGACGTAACCCTTTTATTTTAGAATTGGTTAACGTTGGAACAATTATGTCTAATGTTTGGGAATGGGTAGAGCAAAAAAACCTTGATGGTGGTGCTGCAATGACCGCAGAGGGCGCAGCAAAATCTCAAGCCGATTTTGATTTAGTAGTTGCAAGTGCTAACGTTAAAAAAGTAACTGCTTATATTAAAGTTACTAAAGAAATGTTAGACGATGTTGAACTAATGCGTTCAGAAATTGACCAAGAATTGACTGAACTAATCAACCTTAAAATTGACGACCAATTATTGAATGGTAATGGTTTAACGGTTAATTTAACAGGTATTGTAACAAACGCTACTGCTTGGGCGGCTGGTGCTTTTGCCTTAGCTATTCCAACTCCTACTAAATGGGATGTATTGAGAACTGCAATCAATCAGGTTCGTGTTAACTTGTTTGAACCTACTTATATTGTAATGCACCCAACAGATGTTACAAGTATGGAATTATCTAAAGACTCAACTGGACAATATATTATGCCTCCTTTTGCTGCGGTTGATGGTTCTATCGTAAGCGGAATTAGAGTAGTAGCAAACACAGGTGTAACTATTGATAAATTCTTAGTTGGGGATTTCTCAAAAGCTGGTGTTCGTTTCAAAGAGGGATTGACTATTAATGTAGGTTATGAGAATGACGACTTTACTAAAAACTTAGTTACTATATTAGCTGAGGCAAGATTAGTACAAAGAGTAAAATCTAATCATTACGGAGCTTTTGTTTACGGTGATTTCTCTGACGCTATTACTGCATTAACAAAAGCGTAATATTATGGGACATTTACACGATACAACCGTAGAAGTTACCTACAATGGTAAAACTACAAGAGTAGCGAAAGAAGATGCTCATTTATACAAAGAAAAGGCAAAAAAAGAAAGTAAACCAAAAGAAAAAGAATAATGCCAAACATAATTGACAAAACCTATTTTCAAAATGCTAATGAGTTAAACATTCCTTTAGCTAAGGAGTTTATTGTTGCTAATCCAGCATTAGAAACTCCTAACAGTTCGGACTATTTAACAAGTCTGTGCGAAAAAATAGAGAAGTCAATTTTGGTTAATGCTTTAGGTTTACATACTTATAACACACTTCAATTAGCATTAGCGGATATTGACAATCCGCTATATGCTTCTTATAAAAAGTTAGTTCAAGGCGATGAATACGATAATAAAGTTTGGATAGGATTAGACAATGAATACAGTCTAATCGCTTGGAGGATTTTTGAACAGTTTTTATTTACTACTAACGAACAATTATCAGGAATAGGCGCAGTAAATGTTAACCCACAAGGAGCAAGTTTAGTAACACCAGCTTATAAAATAGCAAGTGCAAACTCTAACTTCTTACAAGGTTATCAAAATGGATTTTTACATTTTCCTATGATTTACAACGATGGTGAGTTTATTGATTGGTATGGATGTAGTACTGATGTGAATGTAAGTTTATATCAATATTTAAACGACAAAGCAACGGATTTTCCTAATGTAGATTTGCAGAATTTCAAAATCTATGAAAGTCAAAACAGTTTCGGGATATGATAATTTTTGAAGACCAATTAGCTAGAATTATTGAAGTGTTACCACCGTTAACAAGCGGTGCATTATC